ATTTGACAAATCTGTTGTTGACCCAAGTATGTCCGATGCCACCAGGCATACCTGCTGTTCTGATGATAGCAGGTAAATTCGGATCTCCACTTCTGACTCGGGTAAAGCCGATATAGAGATACATGTACTCGGTAAATGACGTAATCTCGTCTGGAGTAAAGAGATTAATTTCCATTGAGTCGTACTGATGTACATCGTCCTCATTCTCGCAATGACCTAACATGATCATCGCCCCTGATGGGAACGTCCATATCATTTCAGTTTTATTGAATGTCGCTCCAAATCTTGTATACAATTCCTTAGATCGAGGTACAATTTCATTACGTAGTTCAGGAAAAGTTCTACGTAGAAAGACCTGTTTGAACTTTGGATTTTCGTGCCACTTATGTACGATTGCGTAATAGAGGAGCAGATTAGATTTACCTGAACCTGCTCCTCCAAGGAATGCCGCTTCTTTAATGGATGGAGGTATCGCAAGGAATTGTTCCTGTTTCCGCGACGGACGCCATTCATTTGATGCCATGATTATAATGCGTATGACATACCTGGTTGATTACCTGGATGTCTTACACCATTTTCCATGTAACCACCGTAATATCCTGTACGTGGATCAGCATTCTGTGGCCCGGCTCCACCCATTCCAGGTTGCATGAATCTTTGCATCATATCATTCATTCCACCCATAGATGGGCCTAGACCGAATTGTGGAGCAGGTTGCATTGCTTCTGGTGCGCGTCCAGTTATACCACCTGGCCCCATATCATTTCCACGATACATTGGACCATCATTTATAGTAGTTCCACCACCATTATTATTGCCACCTTGCATTGAATTCCAATCCATTGGTGGTTTCTGCATCATAGGAGGTTTCATAAATCCACCACTTCCTCCGGATTGACCTCCACCTACATTCCAATGACCGGGAGCAGATCCCATAGGTGGTTGACTATTATATGGTGTATTTAATTTAGCACCACCCCATCCACCCTGATCTGTAGCCTGACTACCCCAATTTTCATTCATACCTAATTGTGGTTTCATACCAGTATTCATTCCAGGCATTTGACCTGATTGTTGGCCCATGCCGGGAGGTTTCATCATACCGGGAGGTTTCATTCCCATATTCATAGATGGGCCTATGCCACCTTGTCGAAATTGATCCCATTTATTACGACCACCACCATTTCCACCACCACCCATCATTTTACTCATTAATGGTGATGCGGCACGTTGCATAGAATTCATGCTACCGCCAGCTATGCCAAGAGCATTCTTACCGCCCATAGGCATAATAGCACGAGCCACCGAACCTAAAAATCCCATATACTATCCTTTATTCTCATCATCAGCCACTACTACATCAGCACTCATAGGAGCCACATCGACTGGAACTCCAAGAGCTGCACACCATTCAGGTCTATGCTTCTTGATAGCAGCATTCAATCCGAGTGGTGTTTTCTCAGGCCCCATGTATGCACTATGAAAGACACGCGCCGACCATACAGTCACATCGAAATCTGCTGCCTGTGGTCTACGACCATAATCATAAGCCAACATATTCTTCAACGATTGAAAACTATTTTCATCATACGCAAGCCAAGGTACCATATTGTCAGGAGTAGAATTGCCATGCCAAATATCAGCAGACGTATAACGGGGTGTGTCAACTCCGAAATTGTAGTTGGCATTACTACTCTCGGCGGATCCAATAATGTCAACGGCTTGGTATAAATCGTTGTCATCTGAATAAGCCTCTGCATAGAGGAACGCGTCGATTGCATGAGTGTTGTATTGAGTCTGTCCGGGTTGTTTGAGAAGATTTTCAACCTTAGGATAGCCATTCAACTTCGCGTATTTAACCCACGCTTCTGTATACAGTCCACAACCTTCCTGTGAACTGAAATCGTATTCAGTGTTATGCGCATCCCAAAACGTCTTACACAGATCGTCAAGTTCAGCCGGGATAGCCATCTCTTATCTCTCTTTCGGATTAGTTACGTTTAACTACAACTAATGTATTCGCAGCAGCTTTAACGAATCCACCATTCAATTGAGCCGCACCTGCTACTAGAGTGACTGCACTATTAGCCGTGAATGCAGCAGTGGTGGATTGAGTGATAGTCGGAGCCGCCGCGTCTGTATACAATGTGACATTGACTGCTGGTAATGCATACGCGACACCAGCTAACATAGTCCACGGCATACCGGGTGATAGAAGTTCAGTTGGCATCTTTCACTCCATCTACATGAATCTCAACCGCGCGTGTTTCAAATACTTCTCTCTGACTAACAGTTGCGAGTGATTGAAGCATACTAATTAGATAATCTGCCAACACATCATCAGGCATATTACATTGTGCATCTATGCTATAGATGTTCAGTAGTTTCGTAAGATCTTTCTTGAATTGAAGATTCATTTCTTCACACTTGGAGCTGGTGGAACTACTTTCGCTTCAGTGAGAGTGGATTTACGCGCACCGAGTAATGCCGGTGAATCTTGGAATACGAAATTAACTGCATTCGACAATACACCTTCTTTTGAAAGTACGGCGACTGGAACTGTAAACGCTCCAGTGACGGTGGACATATTCACACCAGTAGTGAGTTGAGTAGCTGATACATACGTGGTGACTTCTTCACCACCATTAAAGACTATTACGGATTCAGGAGTAAATCCTGTTCCCATAACTTGTAGAATGAAATCCGCATCACCTACTGTGGCTGATCCGGGTGATAGGGATGAGACTACTGGAAGGATTACAGAAGGAGCAGATAGAACATATCGAATTGCATCATATGCCTTATCTGCGAATTTCGAGTCACTACATGCAATGTCAAGGATTTCACGAATGTAATGACGCTGCTCATCTGATAGAACTACTGGAGTAGAATTCAGAAGGACTGGTGAAAAGGGATCCTGGTATAAGGCGCGTACTGCCATGATGTGTTACTCCTCAACGACTTGAATTGTATCGAAGGAACGCTCATCACGGAACTGTGGAGCGTAAATGACGAACTGACTCGTGGGCTGATTAGATTCCATCACCTTTTCAGGCTCAAGATTCTTGATGATGACTGACATATCCTTTGCAATTCCTGCAAGTTTATCAGCATCCGTGTAATCTAATTTCTCTTGTGTGATAGCGCCTAACGCTCCATTCAATGTCTTAGATGCGCGCCTGATCGCTTTAGTCCGTACCTTGGATAGATGATCAGTGATTGATGCAGATGGGGAATTATATGACTTCGTACTAGTGGAACCGTTCGTATACGCGGATACAGATGAAGGGGAGATACCAAACATTCCAGCTAAACCCAAAGCCGCGGAGCGTCCATTCAATACAGCTTCCTCTCCAATGATTTTACGTAATGATTCAGGGACATTGTTGTCACCTTCATTACGGCCCTTGATTGGTTTCTCTACAATGATTACATCTGATGTAGGCGTAGCTTCACCCTTAAGTTTCTTAAGTTCTTCCGTGAAATCATTGTCAGAAACTACACCTATCGCCATGATGTATGAATCCTATATACAAGTTTTATGGGAATGGGCGAAACCTGTTCCGCCAAGTAAAGAGTCTCAAAACTCCGAACCAAAGTCAAGGACTTTATTTCCTTTCCAGTCAGTCACTTAGCGGGATTTCCAATCGGATGGATCGTTACATTTAGTTACAATTTACCTCCTTGGTTTATATATGAGACTCTATTTTTACTGCGCGTAGCGTACCTCCTTACTTTATATATGGGACCCTATTTCTGTCTACATGTATTTTAAGTACCAGATTCAAATTGGATCCCCCGCCCTGACTTACATACTGCATAAATATACACAGGGGTGTATACCCATACATACATGTATAGTAACTAACTAATAGTAAGCTACTTACTTTGTAGAGCAAAGTACTTGGTACTTACTAATAGTAAGCTGCTTACTATGAGCTACATGCATCGATGGCATAAGTAGATTGTATGTGATATGTAAGCTATCTGATGTACTATGTATTCACGTCGTGGTTAGTAGAGAGTAAGTCAATGACTGAAACCGAAGCCCACCACGTCCCATTAGAGTCTGCATAGCGGCTCTAGTCACTACATCCCGAATGATGTAGGCGTTAGAAGTGTGTGGTGTTCTTTGAAAACTAAAGAAGTGAAAGGCGTAGCAAAGCGCGCCTACGGCAAGGCGTGGAACCTACTGAAATACTTGGACGGATTCAATCCGCTCAAGAAAGGAACCAAGCTACCGTTCGTTGCCAAGTATGTTGCCTACGAGAACAGAGCCGAAGTAGAGGCTGTGAACAAGTGGCCGACAGACGAGCAGATAGTTAAGTGGGTCAACCGTGATTCACGTAGCACTGCGCGAAACAAGGCACAGACCGCCGTATTTGATGCTGCCGGTATCATCAAGCCGACAGTAGCGAACGATGATTTGAAGAAACTGCAGGGGATGTATAAGATTCTCATTGCCTCAGACTTCAGTCACGAAGACGCGCGAGCGGAATGCTCACGGGTGCTGAAACTCGAATGGCCCGACAACGATACCGATATCGAAGAGGCCGAAGAGACAGACGAAGAGACAGAAGACGAAGAGTAGACACTACGCGGGCCAGTTTATGAGGCTGGCCCGCATCTCTAACTGATAGGAGTCTAACTGTGGTAAAGATAGTCATCCCGGTGTGCTCACTCTGCAAACGTCCACTATCAAACGTGGAACAAAAGCACAAGGTAACAGCACATCTCGATTGCATATTCAAGGTTGCATACGAGAACAGTGGACAGCGAACCAGCAGCATCTTGCAGGGTAACGGTAAGCGTATCTACGTTCACAACAAGTAGACGGAATGTGGGGCAGAGATGCCCCACTTCTCTATCTGAGGTAACTATGTGGTATAACATTCTGTTAATGACGTGGATGTGTGGTAAGTGTGACTTACCATTAGATAAATCATTCCCTAAGCCTTGTAAGTGTGAGGTAACGAATGATTGAAGTACTTATACACTGGCTGATATTCATAGCCATGTGTTCGACCTTCCTGCTGTTAGCTATATCTGCTGCAGCACTTCCCTTCGTAATGCTTAGCATCGTAGTTAGGTGGGTGAGGAGATAATCCTCACCTACTCATTCCACTACATGTAGTCACTATACCTGGGTTCAGGCGTCCGCGCCTGAATGTGTCCAACCAGCCGATAGGCCCGCATTTTAGCCTTTTCGGCCTACATGTATTGAGCCTTTTCGATTAGCCTTTTCGGCACTATATCTTTTCAAGTGCATGTTTCGGCGAGGACGCCGAACACACAATACAGGCCCGTATTAGGGCTTTTCGGACTACATATAGTATCAGATATATAAACCTTTTCGTAGCCTTTTCTACATAAACCTTTCGTGTATGTGTGTGTCCCTATGTCTGGTAGGGGCAAGGGCACCCTAACGTCCTAAAAGGAGGACAGCCAAGCAAAAGCAAAAGCAATAGAAAACACAAGAAGAAATACTCTTTTTTTTTTTTTGTTTTTTTTTATAATTCTTCTATCGTTTTCTTCGTCCGTCGTCCTCTTTTCAGGACGCTTGACTTCGGCTTCGGCCTGACCTATACTAGACAGACGGACGGACACGGACACTGGGAAAATGGTTTATAGAGAGGATACATAAAATGGCTAAACATCCACATAGACTGCTGCTCAACCAAAAGAAAACATGGAGATGTACATTACCTGGATGTAGATACTTTATTCATATTGGATTAGCACATATATTACCGGGTTCTAGTTCAATATGTTGGGAATGTGGTGGTGAATTTGAATTAGATGAAGAGTCATTAGCTGACCCTGATGGTATGCCAAAATGTCGTGCATGTCGAGCTACACGCGCCGGTATGCCATCTCCTCAATTCGTTACAAATCAAATCAGTGTAAAGATGGCAATGATGAAATGGGGTATCACGTCTACTAAACAATTGACACCACAACAGCGCAGCACAATGATTAACATCATGGGATTAGATGTAGATGGATACGTCAATCCTGAAGATATGGAAGCTGAGATGGATAAACCCGAATCGGAAGAGGTATAAAACAATGGAAACATACGCAGAATTCTTAATGCGCCGTTCACAGGAATTAGCTGAATTAGCAAAGTTAGAGGAGATTAGAGAAAATTGGATGAATTATCACATTAGTCTATTTGATGGAGAAATTACTCCAGAAATACAAGATAAATTAGAAGAAAAATTTAGACTTGAATGGTGTAAAATGATAGAATCTAAAAAGATGTAGTGAGTGACTTCGAGGGAGTCAGGACACGGGCCGAAAATAAATGGCTTGGCTTGAAAATAAATGTTGCAAGCCGTCTAACCTGTGATACTCTTCTCTTGTGGGCGAGGTAAGGCCCGAAACCGAAATCGAAACGGAGCGAGGATACAATATGAAGACTGAATCGTTTGAAGCTACTGCTGAATCGGGACGCGGTGTGAAGTTTGAATCGCCTGTCACGTATTCAGGTGACTACTCAGTGTATGAAAAGGCTGATGAAGTTCGTGCAGCCAATGATTGGCCGTCAGACGATGATATCGTCGAATACCGTAATACGCAGCGCAAATTGGCAGCGCGTAACAAGGCATTGAATGCGAAACTCGATGAACTGGGCATTGAGAAGCAGACCATCAATAACAGCGAATCCATGAGGTTGGCTGGCATGGTGCGTATCCTGATGGCATCTGGTGTGTCGCAGGAAGAGGCTACTGCTACTGCTAAGGCTACTCTCAAGATTGCTTAAATAAAGCAGTCTACACAATATAGCCCACTGACCATATGTGTTAGTGGGCTATATTTATGTCTGAAAGGATAAACCAATATATAACAAAACTACATGTAGTTAAGTGTCCTCTTTCGGGGACAGACTTAGGGCGACCGACCAAACCACAATGGGTTGTGGTCTGACGCGGCGTCCGAGCCTACATCTTGTGGTTGACACCATCCCCCGCCCCCGTGAGACAATAGAGCTTCGGCGAAAGTGTATGTAGTTGGTTTATCCGCTGGCTACATGTAGTAAAAGAGTGAAAATCCGAAAGGACACTATGACAGTCAATATCACCACAACCGACCTAAAGCAGTTACATTACTTTGATGTAACATCAATCAATCAGGTCGGTATCCACACATACGAAATACATCAGAGACAAGGCAAAGTGCGCGTAGTAGAAGTTATCAGTATGCGCATTCACAATAATTGCTTGTGCCATAACGCCTAGTCATGGTTATCCTCTACACAGTATTCAATCAAAAGCGTGAAGCTATATTCCAGACATGGGATAGCTGCACAGCTACACTATATGCTATGGAGCATCCGGAACAAGATGCGCGATATGCATATGAATACACTTCCAATATACCGGAAGGTTCTAAAATCGCATTCATTGCTAACGAGCAAGCAATGAGTGATTATCATCGGACATTACAGGCTCGTATATTCGTTCCGAAAGGACGTAGATAAACCATGAAAAGATTCTATTGCACCGAATGTAGACGAGTGAAGCGTGTTCAGAAGTGGCCGCATGATGTGCAGGCTTACACGTCAATCAATGTAATGGATAGAATTGGAACCTGTAATTGGCATGATGCGGGTCAACGTGTGCCAGTTAAGGTGCGTCAATTCATTCAAAAGACTAAGCCTGTAGTTAATAAGCCTGCAAAGCAGGCACGCAAGAGGGCATAATGGCTAAACCAACTATTATCGGTGATTGTGAAGCTGGTTGTGAATCTACACAAGTAGAAGTGTGGGTTACACGCGGCAACATACTAATGTGCGCATCATGCAAGGCTGAAGATGATGCAATCGCTACGATGCAAGAAGAGGCAATCGCTGGAAATAAACTCCTCCAGCAATTGCGTGCAGTAGACAATGCTAGCGAATTGAAGGCTGATATCTTCAATGCTAACACTGTCGCTATCGTGGAATTGAAAGGCGCGATATGGGCCGATGTGAATATCCCCGATGCGCGTAAACAATACGTGTATACTCAAGAGTTGGCACGTCATCTTGATATACAGCAAAAGAAGGTATTCGATAAGCGTGCAGAACTCACGGTAGAAGAGAGTATTGCGCGTAGGTGGCAGACTGCGGCACAAGAAGCTGCTGGTAAGC